ACGGACAGAAAGAAAAGAGGTGAACTAATGGACAAGCTTAAAGAGCAAAAGGCGATAGATCGGCTTAAGGCGTTTGAGCCGTCTGATGGTTACAGACTTGCTTACAGTGGTGGAAAAGACAGTGATTGTATCAAGATATTAGCACAGCTTGCAGGAGTTAAATTTGAAGCAGTACACAATTTGACAACTGTTGATGCACCCGAAACTATGAGATACATAAAATCACAGCCCGACATTCGCATAGAAAAAGCCTACGATAATGATGGTAATCACATTACAATGTGGAATCTGATCGTTAAAAGGCTGATGCCGCCAACACGCCTTGTGAGATACTGTTGCGATGAACTCAAAGAACGTTCAGGCTACGGCAAGGTGCTGATAACAGGTGTTCGCTGGGCTGAAAGTTCTAATCGAAAAAATAATTCAGGTGTCGTTCAGGTACTCAATAAGCCAAAGCATACGCAAAAATTTGCTGACAAGATAGGTGCTGAATATCATGTTTCATCAAAAGGCGGTATCATCTTGAACAATGATAACGACAATGCCAGACGTTTGGTCGAACACTGCTATGCAAAGCAGAAAACGATGATAAACCCGATAGTGGATTGGGATGACAATGATGTATGGGATTTTCTTCATCACTACAGTTGCGAAATTAATCCGCTATATAGTTGTGGATTTAATCGTGTAGGCTGCATCGGCTGCCCTATTGCGGCAAGACATCAGCTTGCAGAATTTCAGCGGTATCCGAAGTACAAGCAAGCATATATACGAGCGTTTGACCAAATGGTCAAACGAAGAATAGAGCTAGGCAAGCCCACGTCTTGGAAGACAGGCTCAGACGTATTCAGCTGGTGGGTTGGCGAAGATGTGGCACAAGTAAGCTTTGAAGATTTGGAGGCATAAACATTGGACTTGAAAAAGATAACCTACTATCTTGGTATTGCGTTGTGTCTAGCAAGTCCGCTTGCATTCGGTATATGTATGCTAATAGGGCTTGACAACACAATTCCGTTGTCTCTCATGATAACTAGCAATGTTTGCAGGATATGTTCGCTGGAAGCAGAAATGACAGAAAACACAAAGAGGAGGGACAAAGCAATGAAAATGTACAAAGTAACAACAGTAGACCAGTATCATTATAAAAGGGTGTTCACAATAGCAGCAAAGAGTCAGTACGAGGCTCTGACAAAGGCAAGTGTTATTAGTCCACATGAGAATGTTTTGACTATCGAGGAAGTGAGATAAATGAGGTCACCTGACATTGAAATGGCAGTGCGGCTGTACTATGAAAAGCCCGAAATAACCAATTCGGATATCAAGGAGCTGTTCGGCACAGGTGAAACGCAGACTATCAAGATCAAGAAAGCTGTTAAGGAAGAAATGGCAAAGCGTGGTGTGAAGTCATGGCTGCCGCACTCGGTCAATACCGAGATAGCCTACGAGGTGTGGGGCATTGATATCGACAACTTCGAGAAAAGGCTTAAAAAGCTCCGCACACTTTACGGAAAGGACGTGAGAAAATGAACAACCTGATAACAACGCTGGAGATCATCAGATATGTGTCAGCCATAGCATTGTGTGTGGCGCTGGTTGCACTGGTGATCTATGGGCTGTACCGCAACATAAAAGAAACCGCCGAAGACACAGTTCGTGAGGAATTAGAGCGTGCGGTGAGAGAAGCAGGTAGACCTGTGGTCAAGGTCGAAGTTGAAATGAAAGGAAAGTGGTAAAATGGCGTTGATACTGCTGATAACAATAGCGGTGCTTGCAGGGATAGATGTAGTGATGTATCTTGTGCTGAGCGTGGTGGATAGGCACTGGGAGAAAGGTTTTGAGAAAGAGGAGGATAAAGATGATATCGAAAGAGGAATTTGAAAAGGCGGTTGAGGTTTGCACTAATTCAGATATGAACTGTGAACAATGTCCGCTTAACAAAAAAATCTATAAATGCGGCGTATTTTTTACCCGTTACATAAAAGAAAACGAGCCTGCACTGTCTGCCAACAGTACAAGCTCAACGAAAAAAGAAAACACTTTTCAAATTGATGATAGCACAAAATCGGATATATGTCAAGTGCTCGCAAGCGCTATGTCAACCCTTTTGACACTGTATCAAGAAATGGAACCGCATGAGAAGAAGGCTTTTGAACTCGGCGAGACATACAAGGACATCTGCTGTGCCAGTGCGTGGATGAGTAGTGTGCGAAAAGGCGGTGACGGCAATGAACATTAACGCAAAGAAAGCTCAGGACAAGCTGTCGCAGGAGCTGTCTGCCGCTAAGCTTGGCAAGTATGCACAGGCGGTTGCAAAGCCTACTCTTGAGACTCTCAGCACTTTTTGTGAGCAGAACGAGGAGTTCGCTCAGGCGGTCCTGCAGACGGACAGGACTTTCGCCGAGTGTGCGGAAAATGCTGTCAAGGGTGCAGGGGGAAGTATTTCGGATATCGAGATCTACCGCAGAGCTGTAAGCTTTTACTTCAAGGGTGCTGACGTTCATTTCAATATGACGATCGACCTGGGCGACGGCTCAGACAGCAATGAAACGGCAAAACCGTCTGTCAGCCTATCCCTTGACGGCTTGCTTGATTTCTAAGGTGACAGTATGAAAAAGACAAGAAAAGAGGCTCTTATTTACTGCTTTCCTGCGGTGGATAAAGAGCTTATGGATAAGATGAAAGGCAGAGGTGCTAAGAATTATGTGGTGTTCCTCACAAGGGGTGCTGAACTTTTCGCACGTTGCTTTCACCGATACTCAACGGGTGATCTTGTGGAAAGACAGCGGTATGTGTTCGCCCGTGACGGATCTGTGAGATACGGCAGTGATAACGGCATTAACTGGGCTGTGCGTAATGACTTCCGTGAGCCTGTCTTTTGCAAGTGCTGTATGGGATACAACTATGATAATTCCTATTCGGTACTGAACATCAAAGCCATAGACAAATCGGATATGCGGTACAGTCAGTATCAGCATTATCACGGTAATATGCTGATGAGCTATCTTCACGCATATTGCAAGCACCCTAATCTTGAGTATCTTATGAAGCAAGACTATGACGTAACAAGCGTGAGATACACAGGTTGGTGGGGATATCAGGAAAAGTTCCTGCTCTCTCAGCGTGTGAACTGGAAAAGTAATGACCTGCTGAAAATGCTCGGACTGAACAAGACGGAGTTCAAGACACTCAAAGGCAGCGAACAGCTGTGGGAGCAGTATCTTGACTATCGTGAGGAATATCCAAAACTCAGACCAGAAGATTTACTGAATATAGCAAAGGTCTTTAAGAACGAACACGGCACTCTTGAACGTCTTGTGAGGATAACAGGTCTTACACCGCAAAGGGTGGCACGATACATACACGAGCAGAAAATGACACCTCTTGATTACAGCGACTATCTGGAGCAGTGCGAAACACTGGAGTATAACATTCACGATACAATGATAGCATTGCCACACGATTTCTGGACAATGCACAACAGGCTCACTCAGATCATCAACTATGAGCATGACGAGCTTGTTTTGCAGAACTTCACAAAAAGGCTTGCAGAGCGTGTCTGCCTTGAATTTTCGGGAGACGGTTTGCTTATCAGACAGCCACATAGCTTGCAGGAAATAGAGGATGAGGGCAGGATACTTTCCCATTGTGTGGGTGGATATGCAGAACGCCATGCTATGGGGAAACTCAGCATAATGTTTCTGAGAAAAGTTTCTGAGTCTGACAAGCCTTACTATACTGTGGAGGTTAGCCAATATGGCGGTATCGTGCAGTGCAGAGGATATAGAAACAACGTGGTACAAAACGGCGGTGAGGACAAACCGCAGGAGATAAAGGACTTTGAACAGAAGTATCAGCGGTATCTTGACAGGGTGTTCGCTGAGAAACGAAAGGAGCGTAAAACAGCATGAACGAACTATCGGCAGAATATATCAAGGCGGCTGAGCTTGACCGCAGGATAAAGACCTCAGCTCAGCTTGCACAGCAGAGCCTTTACGATATGTGTATGGGCTTTAAGGAAATGAGAGACAGCAGGCTTTACAAGGAGCTTGGATATTCGGAGTTTAATGATTACTGTAAATCTGAAACAGGCTTTTCGGACAGACAAGTATATAACTACATTTCGATTGTCGAGAAGTTGCCGAAAGAATTAGTGAACTCGAGTTCACTAATTGGAGTAAAGAAACTAACACTTCTCACCAAGCTTTCTGAGGACGAACGTTCTGAACTTACCGAGAACACCGACCTTGAAAACACCTCTGTAAGAGAGCTTGAAGAAAAGGTCAAACAGCTTAAGATCAAGGCTGACAAGGCAGATATGCTCAGTCACAGGCTTGAGGATATGAACAACATCTGCGATACGATCTCGAAACAGAGAGATAAGGCAGACAGGCGCATACGTCAGCTTGAATCCGAGATAAAGGAGCTTGAGAGCCGTCCTATCGAGGTAGCTGTGGAAACAGACAGCAAAGAGGTGGCAAACCTTAAAGACGCTATGAGGCGTGTTGACCTTGACTGGTCGGAAAAATATTCAAAGCTTGAAGAGGACAGCCTGAAAGACCGCAGAGAGCTTTTGCAGAAAGCTGAGCAGGCTGAAAAGGACAAGCAGGACAAGCTTTCACAGCTTCGTGAGGAGCTTGACAGAACTAAGGCGGAGTATGAGAAAAAGCTTTCGGGGAAGACAGAGATCACGTCAACGCAGGACGATAAAGCCATATTCAAGGCTTATCTTTCCACCGCTGTTGACAGCGTAACAAGGCTCGTGGACTTTGTGAACGAGCATAGTGACAGCGACAATTACGGACTTTTCACACAGAAAGCAAGACAGCTTGCGGATATTATCAATTCAAAACTGGAGGTATAAAAATGAAACTTTATGAGCTTACAAACGATTTTCAGAGGCTTTTTGACAGCCTTGAGGATATGACGGAAAATGCCGAGCTTACGGCAGAGGAAAAGGCTGAGGCTGAAAAGGTGTGGTTTGATACACTTGAATGCGTCGAGGCTGAGTTTACAGACAAGGCGGAGAATGTTGCGGCTTATGTCAAGGTGCTGGGCAGCGAGGCGAAAATGCTTGAAGCAGAGGAGAAAGCCCTCAAAGCAAGACGTGAGCAGAAAATCAAGCAGGCAGAGAGCCTTAAAGCTTATCTTATGAACAGTATGCAGAGGGTCAACCTTAACAAAATAGAGGGCGTTATGGCTAAGATAAGCATTACAAAGGGCAGGGAAAGCACCGAGATAACAGACCCGAAAGCCTTTGTGGAGTGGGCAAAGGTCAATGATGACAGCCTGCTGAAATACAAAGATCCTGACATAAGCAAGACGGCTGTCAAGGCGGCTATCGAGGCGGGCAGAGAGATACCCTATGCGGCTGTTGTCCGCAGACCGGGACTGACCATAAGATAAGGAGGGAAAGAAAATGGGACTTGCGATACTTGTATTAGGCTTTTCGGGAAGCGGTAAATCTGCTTCCCTGAGAAATTTCAAAGAGGACGAACTTGCTCTTGTGAACGTGAATGGAAAACAGCTTCCGTTCCGCACGCAGTTTAAGTCAACGATACATACTGACAATTACGGTGAGATAGAGCGCTTTATGAAAGCTCAGACGGCAAAGTCCATAGCCGTTGACGATAGTCAGTATCTTATGGTGAACGAGTTTATGCGCCGTGCAAAGGAAACGGGCTATCAGAAGTTCACTGACATTGCAAAGAATTTTTGGGAGCTTGTGAGAAGCGTTGAAATGCTTCCGGAGGACGTTATCGTGTATTTTCTCAATCACCTTGATACAGGCGAGGACGGTAGGCAGAAAGCTAAAACTATCGGCAAGCTGCTTGATGAGAAGATAACTGTCGAGGGTATGTTCACAACTGTGCTTAAAACTGTTGTGGTTGACGGCAAGTATCTTTTCGCAACTCAGACGGACGGCACTGACACCTGCAAAAGTCCTATCGGGCTGTTTGACAGTATGTACATAAGCAACGATCTTAAACTTGTTGATGAAGCACTGAGGACATACTATCACCTTGCAGACGAGCATATCTGTTCTGAGTGCGGAAAGACGATAATGTCAGACGGCAAGCGTACAGTTCAGCAGATAATAGACGGCTCGATGAAGAATTACGGCAAACAGCTTTGTATGAAATGCGTTCTGAAAAGGGTAAAGGCGGCGAAGTCCAATGAAACTGCGAACGTATCAGAATGAGCTGGTGGAGCAGGTAAGGCAGGCTTGGCGTGCAGGGTATAAAGCACCCTGCATAGTCCTGCCCTGCGGCGGGGGAAAGTCCTGCATAGTGGCTGAAATGGCAAGACGAACGACCTTTAACGGCAAGCGTGTGCTGTTTCTCGTACACCGCAGAGAGCTTGTGGAGCAGATAAGAAAGACGTTTATTCGCTGGGGCGTTGATATGAAACTTTGCGAGGTGGGTATGGTGCAGACTATTACAAGACGGCTGAAAAAGCTGCCAAAGCCTGCACTTATCATAACTGACGAAAATCATCACAGCCTTGCTCAGTCCTACAAACGCATATACGAATACTTTTCGGACGTGCCGAGAGTGGGCGTTACTGCGACCCCTGTCCGCCTTAATGGTGACGGGCTTGGTGACGTGAACGACAAGCTTATCATAGGCGTATCCGCAAAATGGCTTATTGATAACAACTGTCTTGCACCTTATGACTACTATGCTCCTGACGTTGCCGACCTTACAGGGCTTCACGTTTCTCACGGAGAATATATGGCGGCGGAGATAGAGAAAGCTATGGTGAAAAATACTGTTTTTGGCGATGTCATAAAGTATTACAAACAGTTAGCAAATGGCAAAAAAGCGGTATGCTACTGTGCTTCCGTCAGACATTCTCAGCGAACGGCAGAGGTATTTAATGACAACGGCATAAAGGCGGCTCATATCGACGGCTCGACCCCAAAGGCAGAGCGTGACAGCATTATTTCAGCTTTCCGCAGGGGAGATATAACTGTGCTGTGCAACGTTGACCTTATCTCGGAGGGCTTTGACGTTCCTGACTGCGAGTGTGCCATACTCCTGCGACCCACCAAGAGCCTTACTCTTTACATTCAGCAGGCTATGAGATGTATGCGGTACAGACCAAACAAGAGAGCCGTCATAATCGACCATGTTGGCAACTATGCAAGGTTTGGTATGCCTGACGATGACAGGAAGTGGAGCTTGGAGAAAAAGCCGAAAGCTCAGCATAAAAAGCAGGAGCAGAGCGACAAGGTGAAACAATGCCCCGAATGTTTCTATACTTTCTCCGCTCCCCCTGCAGGTGTGAAAGTATGCTGTCCTCATTGCGGATATGAGTTCCCCTCAGCCGAGAGAAAACTTGAAACAGATAGCAGCGTGGGGCTTGTAAAGGTGGAGGGATTTAAGCTTGATTTTTCAAGTCCTGCCGATTGTCATACCTATCCCGAACTTTTGCAGTATGCGAAAAGTCACGGCTACAAATCAGGCTGGGCATATTATCAGGCAAGGCAAAGGGGGCTTATAGGTTGACGGAAGAACACAGGATACAAAACGAGATACGCTGTGCGGTATCGCCCTACTGCACTGTCTTTCGTGTGAACGTAGGCGAGGGGAAAACAGTTGACGGCAGATATTTCACCACAGGCGTGCCGAAAGGTTTTTCAGACCTGTTCGGTGTAAGACATAAGGACGGCAGAGCTGTCTTTATCGAAGTCAAAACAAAGTCGGGGCGAGTTCGTCCTGAGCAGAAGAATTTCATAACAAAAATGCGTGAGTGCGGAGCATTGGCAGGCATATGCCGCTCGGCAGAGGACGCAGTAAATTTACTAACGGAGGAATAAAAAATGGGATTTAAGTCAAATCAATCAGAGGCATTTTCAGCAAACAGGCTCAAGCCTGAGGGAGATTACGAGTGCGTTATAGTCAAGATAGAAGAAAGGACGACCAAAAGCGGTGCAAAGGGGCTGAACTTTACGCTTGTTGTAAGAAATGATATACCCTCGCAGGAATACGGCAACGCACTGTTTTTTTACACCATATGGCGAAAGAAAGAGCCTAACGAGAACGATATGCAGGTGGAGGGCTACAACTTTGCTCAGCTTATGGCAATGGGAAAGGCGGCGGCTCTTCCTGACGGCAAGGAGTATGAAAGCCTTAAAGCATACTGCAATGATCTTCTGGGCAGATGCGTGCTGGCTACCCTTGAGCATGAGGCTTACAACGGCAAAGAGCAGGAACGTATAACTTGGATGAACCCCACAAAGCACCCTCAGTGCCGCCACAAGTTTAAGACATCTGCACCGAAGGCGGACAGCTTTGCGACTAAGCAGACGGGCTTTGCAACGCCTAAGACAAATACGCAGGCTGACAGTGCCATAGGCTCGCTTGAAGATTTTGAGGACGTGCTGACAGATGACGGCGTGCCGTTCTGATTTCTGAGAAAAGCGAAAAGTCATGGTACTTTTGCATAAAAACGCAGATGATATTTTGTGCAAACAAATGATTTATATTTTAATTTGGCAACATTTCTGCAATTGTTGCATTTTTAATGCAACTTTATGAACGTTTTTCGGGGATAAGTGAAAGGCTTTGACTTTTCAAAATTTATGTTAGGAGTTGGATATATGTACGAACAAATACCGCAGGAGCTTAAAGCCCTGCCAAACTGGATATGCTGGGACGCTGTGCCTGATGAAAAGAGAGGGAAGATAAAGAAAGTGCCGATAAACGCACTTACAGGCGGAGGGGCTATGTCAAATAACCCCTCTACTTGGTGCGATTTCGATACGGCTGTGAGAGCCTCAGAAAAACATTCGGGCATAGGATTTATGTTCGGTGGCTGTCCCTATTTCGGCGTTGACATTGACGGCAAAGAGGAGGAGCTTGAGGCATACCAAAGGGGAGAGAACGGCAACATCATATCTGAATTTATCTCCACCCTGCAAAGCTATACTGAGATATCTCAATCAGGCAAGGGCATACATATCATATGCAGAGGAAAGCTCCCGAAGCGTGGCAGACGTAAAGGCTCAGTTGAGATGTATGAGAACGGCAGATTCTTCGTTATGACAGGCAACTCCTGCTCAGAATATGAGAATATCGCAGAGTGTTCCGACAGTATAAAGCCATTGCACGAAAAGTATATAGGAGGCGGTCACGAGCCTGTGGCAAAGGCTGTTCCTGCTGTCAGACTTGACACCGCAGACCAGATAATCAAAGCTGCGGCAGGTGCAAAGAACGGAGGGAAATTTGTTTCCCTCTACAGTGGAAGAACCGCAGGGTATACCTCGCAGAGTGAAGCTGATATGGCGTTCTGCTCGATGCTTGCGTTCTGGACAGGCTGTGACGCAGACAAAATGGATATGATATTCCGTTCCTCAGGTCTTATGCGTGAAAAGTGGGACAGAGCGCAAAGCGGTTCGACCTACGGAGCACTCACGATCCAGAAAGCCATTGCAGATTGCGACAAGACCTATTCGCCAAAGTTCGCAGGGGGATTTTCTCTCAACTTCAAGTCGCCCTCTGAGCCGATTTCTGTGGGCGCTGTGGAGCAGGAAGAAGCCAAGCCAAGACTTTATTCATTTGACGATACAGGCAACGCAGAACGCTTTGTTGACCTTTTCGGCGAGCAGGTGAGATACTGCTACACCGATAAACGCTGGCTTTGGTATGACGGCAGAAAGTGGTGTACCGATATGACAGGCACAGTAAAACGCCTTGCAGACAAGGCTGTGGCTTGTATGGCGGCAGAAGCAAAAGTGTACGCTCAACTTGACGCAGACGAGGGAACGGATATGGCGAAAGCCTTTGAAAAGCATATGAAGTCCTGCCGTTCTAACAAATCAAAGAACGCAATGCTAAGCGAGGTCATGCACCACGTTCCTGTTCTGCCTGCTCAGATGGACAGATTTAAAACTGTTCTCAATACCCCTGGCGGAGTTATCGACCTGCGAAGCGGCGGCATATCTCCTCACGACCCTATGACATATCTGACGAAAATGACAGCCGTTGAGTATTCAGAGAATGCCGACTGCCCTCGCTGGCTTGCCTTTCTTGATGATATTTTCAGAAAGGATAAAGACCTTATCAGATACGTTCAGAAAGCTGTGGGATATTCCCTGACAGGCTCGACCACCGAGCAATGTGCGTTCTTTCTATACGGAACAGGACGAAACGGCAAGTCAACTTTCATTGATATCATAAGGGATATTTTCGGGGACTATGCGGCGAATATCCAGCCTGAAACGATAATGGTGAGGAACAGTCAAGGCTCTGCCATAAACAGCGATATAGCCCGTCTGAAAGGTGCAAGGCTTGTGACGAGCGTTGAGCCTAACGAGGGCGTGCGTATCAACGAGGGTCTGCTCAAACAGCTTACAGGCGATGATACCGTTACCGCAAGAAAGCTTTACGGCGACGAGTTTGAGTTCAAGCCTGAGTTCAAGCTTTGGATGGCGACAAACCATAAACCTGTCATCAGAGGAACGGATACGGGCATATGGCGCAGGATACATATGATACCATTCACCGTGCAGATACCCGAAGAAAAGATAGACCGCAGGCTGAAATACAAGCTGTCGGCGGAGCTTACGGGCATATTCCGCTGGGCAGTCGAGGGCTGTCTGCTATGGCAGAAAGAGGGACTTAAAATGCCTCGTGCCGTCCTTGAAGAAGTGAGGGAGTACCGCCGTGAAATGGACGTTATCTCTGCATTTGTTGAGGATAAGTGTACTGTGGGCAAGGGTCTGAGCGTGCAATCAAGTGCATTGTATGCCGCTTATCTCAGGTGGGCAGACAGCGGCAATGAGTATAAAATGTCGAATACCAAGTTTGGACTAGAAATAGCCAAAAGATTTGAAAAAGTAAAAGGCAGAAAGTATAACTATTACTCAGGTCTTACGCTTGACGAACAAATATAGGTGGAGGGTTTACTCTTTTGTGGTGGGTTTCAGGGTTTTTCTAACCTTTCGTATTAGAAAAATAAAAAGAATATATATATAGAAAGAGTTCTTGAAAAACGGCACAAACCTACCACGACCCTCCGCAAAGGGGGTATCAACTATAAAGATAGATTTCAAAAGAATGTCACAAGAAGAATTTGTACGGTATGAAGATATGGCAATAGACGGCAGGCTCATCTATGACGAGTATCCTGCTGAGGAATATAAGTATTTCTCGCAGTTATCAAGACTTGGCTACAAGAACAGGCACGAGGGGTGGTCGAAAGAGATATGCGAGGACAAGCAGGCGGAATACAAGCGGGAGTATCTTCACAGCAAAGAGCGAAACGGCAGGTTTTTCAGGCAAGCCTGCATAATGCAGGAGAATATCCGCAGAGGGCAGACAACGGTCTGGAAGATAAACAAAACGCAGGATAGGGAAGAAAAGCTCACATACGCATTGCAGGCACTGGAGCTGATACTCTGCGACGAGGGGCTTGCAAAGCATAACGGAGTAAGCATACCCGAATATACAGGCTGTGAATACTGCAATGGAGTGACAGAGTGGAGCGAAAAGCTTGGAGCGGACGGCAAGGAAGTCCGCTTTGAGTTCTGTCCTGTCTGCGGAAGAATGATCGAGGAGGTACAAAATGACAATACAAGAAAAGATATCACGCTATCAGCTGATACCGAAGCTCATAGCCAATCTTGAAGAAAACAGGGCAAGGATACTGAATGGGAAAGCCGTATGCTATGATAAGAATGACAGTTCGGCAGGAACGCCCGGCAACACGGCTGAAAGCTCAATGTTGAGTTATGCCTGCAAGGGCGAGAAACAAAAGGAGCTGAGCGAAGAGCGTGCAAGGCTCACGCAGGAGATACAGTCTGAGATAGACGAAATGTTCTGCAATGAGGAAGCTGAAACCATAGATACGGCAAGGATAATCAAGCTGTATTTCATCAATGGTATATCGGTGAAGAAGATAGCTCACAACTATATTTTCAGAGATTACAAAACTGTGCTGAGAATGTTTCACAATGGCTGTGAGAAATTAAATATACCACACAAGACCACTCAATACCACTTGCAGGAACGCACATAGTATGATATCATTACAATAGCCAATAAGGCAAGCAAACATTTGCGGACCTCCATAAAAAAGTCCGACGGGGCGAAAGCTCCGTATGCAGGTCGAGAGTGTGCCAGCTCGAAGTCTGCTCCACCATTTACAAAACTCCTTAAATATATTCACAAGGGCGGCTGCATTTTGCGGTCGCTTTTGCGTTGAGAAGGTGACCTTATGCCAGTACCAAGACCAGACCGAAACGGCTCACATCAAACGCAGTTTCGCATAAATAAGAAGAAGATATATGCTACCCAAACAGTCTGCGGTATCTGCGGTAAGCCTGTTGATTTTTCCTTGAAGTATCCTCACCCACTGTCAGCTTGCATTGATCATATCATACCTATCGCAAAAGGCGGTCACCCCTCAGCCCTTGAAAACCTACAGCTTGCTCATTGGTGTTGCAATCGTCAGAAATCTGATAAATTGGTAGAAAAACAGGTGTTTGATCAAAAGGTTGAAGCCGTATCCAACCGTGTTTTACCGCAAACTTTTGATTGGAAGTCGATTTAAACACGAATTTTCACGAAATTTTCAATTTTTTTGAGCATATGGGGGCATACACCCCCTTGGAGGGTACTTTTCACGTTCACGCCTTCATTGTGTAAATATCTCGCAGAATTTTAAACAGGAGCAAAAATATGACAAACGAAATATACGGAATTGACTATCTGCGACGCAGACTTGCCGATAAACAAACACGAGTGCTATTGAGATATAAGTACTACGAAATGAAAAATAACGCACAGGACTTTTCGAGCCTTGCTCCCGAAAAATTCAAGGGGCTAAAGGAAACTGTCGGTTGGTGTGCGAAAGCAGTCGATAGCCTTGCTGACCGCTTGCAGTTCGATGAATTTCAAAATGATGAATTTAATCTGAGCGAAATATTCTTGTCAAACAATCAGGATATACTCATTGATTCTGCGGTGCTTTCGGCTCTTATCTCAGCGTGTTCTTTCGTCTATATCCGAGAAGATAACGGCTATCCTCGCCTGCAGGTCATTGACGGCTCAAATGCCACCGGTATCATTGACCCTGTGACAAATCTGCTTACCGAGGGTTATGCAGTGCTTGAGCGTGATAGCATGGGTGTTGTAAAGACAGAGGCTTATTTTATGGCAGGCATGACGGAAATATACTCCCATGGTGTGCTTGTTCAGCGTATACCAAGTTCTGCACCATATGCACTGCTCGTGCCGATAATATATCGTCCTGACGCAAAGCGTCCGTTCGGTCACAGCCGTATTTCAAGAGCCTGCATAGCCTATACGCAGACAGCTCTCAGAACTATAAAACGCTCTGAGGTGTCGGCTGAATTTTACAGCTTTCCTCAAAAATATGTGCTTGGATTATCTGAGGACGCAGAGTTCAATAACCGCCTTGCTGCGATATCCTCTTTTCTGAACTTCACGAAAGACGGCGACGGCGATCACCCCATTGTAGGACAGTTTCAACAGCAATCAATGACGCCATATACTGAACAGCTGAGAACACTTGCAAGCCTGTTCGCAGGAGAAACAGGACTGACCCTTGATGACTTGGGCTTTGCCACCGAAAACCCCTCCAGCGCAGAGGCTATCAAGGCAGGCCATGAAAACCTACGATTAACGGCACGCAAGGCGCAGAGGACGTTCGGAACAGGTCTGCTCAATGTGGGTTATCTTGCCGTTTGTATCCGTGACAGATACGCATATCAAAGAGATGCGTTCAGAGATACAAAGGTCGCATGGTTGCCTATCTTCGAACCTGACGCTGCGGCACTCTCGGGTGTGGGCGACGCTATCTTGAAGATAAATCAGGCTGTTCCTGACTACTTAGGTGCAAGAAACATAAAGGCTCTCACAGGTATGGAGAGTGACGGCAAATGAGCGCACTTTCAGACAAAATAAAAAGCGACCTTGTCAAGCTTTCAAAAAGCGACAAACATTTGCAGAGCATTATAAAAAGGCTTGAAAGCGGTAACGCAAACCTCACTGATGTTGATGACTTTGCACAGGCAACAGGAGCTGTGCTGAAAAAAGTCTTTGAGAAAAGCATAACCGAAAGCCCAAAGGCTTTTACAGATGAACAGCTTATTGCTGAGATACTCGGTGATATATTTGGTGATAATTACGAACTTATAAACTCTGTGGCTGAAAATATCCAAAAGCAGCTTGATAAGGTGGCAGGCATAGGCATAAAGCCGCAAAGATCAGATTTTCCCTCTGAGAGGATAGAAAATCTTGCAAAAGTGACTGCTCAAAAGGACCTTACCGACAAGACGGCACTAAGCGAGTTCACTGCGTCAGTTGAGAACATAAACGGCTCGATTTTTACCGATTATGTCAAAACAAATGCTGACTTTCGCAGTAAGGCAGGACTTAAAGTCTACGTTATCCGCTCAGACCACAGCAAGTGCTGCGCATGGTGTTCAAAGCTTGCAGGAAAGTACGTCTATCCCGATGTTCCCAAGGACGTGTGGCGACGGCATAAGCGCTGCACCTGTGAGATAACCTACGTCAATGAAAAGGCAGGCACATATGATAAGATAAGCTACTCAGACGTTCAAAACGGCAAAGAGATCGAAACACGCAAGCAGGTCACAAGGCTCACACCTGAGCAGGCGAGAGCTAAAGAAAAAGAAGTGCTGAAAAGGCTTGACAAACGGGGTGGAAGTGGTATAATAAAGATGAAAGATATACCAATAGAAAAATCTATTGGCGCAAAGGCTAAGAATTATGATATTTTAGATCCTCAAACAGGAGAATATTTCAATTTTGTTGAGGGTACGAAAATACAAAATCCAAAGGTTTTTGCAGGAAAAGGAGGTACTAAACCCTTAAATCCAGAAGTGGCGGACGGACTTTCTAAACAAATTGGTGGTAAGCCTGAAAACTGGCAGCATTTAAAAGGCATAGGGGTTATTGACTATTACGGTGAAGAAGTAAAAGCCGAAGTCCATTGGTTCCAAGAAGAAAGTGTTGGAAAACACAAGTTTAAAGTAAAGAGGTGGTTGGATAATGACGATTAAGTATATTGGCAAAACAATTTCATTTGCGCTCACACATAATAAAACATATGAAGTGATATCTATTGAAAAGAAATGGTACAGGATACTTGATGACACTGGTGAAGATTATCTGTACCCCCCTGAAAACTTTGAGATCATTGAAAAATAGCGTACTGGTTATCAGTATCTTTTACCGCTTGACTAAGGTCGGGCGGTATTTTTATACCCAAATATCGGAACTTAGCACCTTAACGGGTGCTTTTTTCATACCCAAAAGGAGGTAATTCCCTATTGAGGATAAGAGAGTCGGCAGGCAGACCCCCACCACAGCCCTTGTCCTGCCTTATGAGCAGACTAAGGGCAACGAGGCTGTAGAGTTATATAACAGCACAGGCAGAACTGCTCAGGAATGGCAGGAAATACAGCTATATGACATCATGGCGACCAATGACGAGGGACTGTGGACGCATATGAAATACGGCTACAGCGTGCCAAGACGTAACGGAAAATCTGAAATACTTATAATGCGTGCTCTCTGGGGACTTATCCACGGAGAGCGTGTTCTTTATACGGCACACAGAACGACCACCTCTCACAACGCATGGGAAAAGGTCATTGAACGTCTTGCAAAAGCAGGATATACCGAAAAAGAGGACTTCAAGACCACAAAACAGTTTGGCCTTGAACGTATTGAGTGGCTCAAAGATAATGACGGAGGTCTTATCAACTTCCGTACACGTTCATCAAAAGGGGGACTTGGTGAGGGCTATGACCTGCTCGTTATAGACGAGGCTCAGGAGTACACGGCTGACCAAGAAAGTGCATTGAAATACGTTGTTACCGATTCTGCAAACCCTCAGACACTGATGTGCGGCACTCCTCCCACTGCGGTATCATCTGGAACTGTGTTCTATCAGTATCGCCGTGATACGCTTAGCGGTACTAACGTTGACAGCGGCTGGGCAGAGTGGAGCATACCTGAAATGGCTGACGCACATGACCCTGAACTTTGGTATGAAACAAATCCCTCACTCGGCACGATATTAACCGAGCGTAAGATACGTTCAGAGCTTGGCAAAGACCAGACAGACGATAATATCCAGCGTTTAGGTCTGTGGTTAAGATACAATCAGAAGTCCGCCATAAGCCGAGAGGAATGGCATAACTATCAGCTTGATACAGCACCAAAACTTTCAGGCACGCCTGAACTGTTCTTCGGTGTTAAGTATGCAAGATATACGGCAAATGTTTCTCTTGCAGTTGCTGTTAAAACTTCTGACGGCAAAATATTCGTTGAAGCTATCGACTGCCGCCCTGTGCGAGAGGGGAACGGCTGGATGATCTCATATCTCAGAAATCCTCACGCAAGGCAAGTGACCATAGACGGTGCAAACGGACAGGCTGTGCTTGAAAGTGATATGAAAGACGCAGGAGTTAAGTGTAAGGCTGTGCTGCCAAAGGTGTCAGAGGTGGTGCAGGCGTCAGCTCAGTTTGAGCAAAGTCTGTTTGCTGATAAGATATGCCACGCAGAACAACCTGCACTTGAGCAGGCTGTTTCAAACTGTGAACACAGAGCCATAGGCTCAGGCGGAGGTTTCGGTTACAGCTCTATTATGGAGGGTGCTGACATTTCGCTGTTAGAGTCGGTGGTGCTTGCACATTGGAGCTGTGCGAACGCTAAAGAAAAGAAAAAGCAAAAGATAAGCTACTGATATTTGAAAGGAATGATATTATGGCAGAAGAATTTGAGCCTGTCACAACGCAGGAACAGCTTGACAAGATAGTAAATGCCAAGCTGGAGGAAAACACAAATGCTGTCACAAAGCAGTTTGAGGGATATGTTTCCCCTGCTGATATGGCAGAAAAGGTCAAGGGCTATGAAACCACTATAGCAGACCTTACGGCAAAGGGCAAGGCGGCTGAACAGAGCCTTTGTAAGCTGAGAGCCGCACAGGAGTACGGACTTCCTGCGGAGCTTTCTGACAGGCTCAGCGGTGAGGACGAAAAGTCTATAAGAGCCGATGCAGAAAAGATGTCAAAATACTTTAAGACATCATACAATGCCCCTGATTTCAGGGCAGAGGGCGACCCAAGCAAAAACAGTGCGGAAAACGCACTTAGAAAAACACTTGAAAAGCTGAAAGGAGAATAATCATGGCAGAAACAATTAAGAGAGGCACACTTCTTGAGCCTGAAACAGTAACAAGCATTTTTTCAACAGTAAAGGGTCATTCCTCCCTTGCAAAGCTTAGCGGCAGAGATCCTGTATCTTTTAACGGCAACGACTATTTCGTTTTCTCTATGGACGATGAGGCGGACGTTATCGGTGAGAGCGAGGCTAAATCCGCAGGCAGTGCTAAGCTCGGAAAGGTGACGATGAGACCGCTCAAGATCGAATACGGCGCACGCTTCAGTGACGAGTTCATCTATGGAACAGACGAGAAAAAGCTTGAAGTCATCAAGTCTTTTGCAGAGGGCGCAGCTATCAAATTCGCTCGTGCGATCGACATTCTCGGCTTCCACGGAATAAACCCGAGAAAAAAGACAGTTGTTGCAGCTCTCGGCGATAACTATATCGACAAGGCAGTTGCCGACAACACCGCAAAGGTAGACTTTGACAGCGCAGACCCTGAAAGCAACCTCGAAGATGCAGTTGCTAAGCTTGGCGACTACAACGTTACAGGCTTTGCGTTCTCAAAGGAGTTTGCCTCTTCTCTTGCAAAACTCAAGGTCAACGGCGTAAAGCAGTATCCAGAGTTTGCTCTCGGTGCAAACCCGGGCAGCCTTAACGGCACAGCCTGCGATGTAAATTCCACCGTAAACTTTAATAAGGGTACAGACAGGGCTATCGTAGGCGACTTTGCAAGAGCTTTCAAGTGGGGCTACGCAAAGGAGCTGCCCCTTGAAGTTATCCAGTACGGCGACCCTGATAACTCAGGCAGAGATCTGAAAGGTCACAATGAGGTGTATCTCAGAACAGAGGCTTATATCGGCTTTGCTATCCTTGACCCTAAGGCGTTTGCAGCCGTTCAGGCCGTTCAGGCAACAGAATGAGCAACGTTTATGCCACTATCGACGACATAGCAGTATACGGACGAAAGCTTACATCACAGGAGCAGCAGGCGGCGGATAGTCTTATCGAGACCGCCTGCGCAAAGCTCCGTGTTATAGGCAAGCGTTACGGCGTTGATGTCAATGCCCTTGTGACAAGTGATGAAGACTATGCGTTGACAGTAAAGGCGATAATCTCAAAGGCTGTTGTGAGAAGTCTTGACTGTTCGGCTGATAATGCACCACCTGCTGTGCAGGCGTCACAGGCAGCTATGGGCTATTCGGTGTCAATGACTTATCTCAATTCAGGACAATCTTTATATTTTCTCAAAAACGAATTGAAAGAGCTTGGTATCATTCGTCAGAGGTGGGGAGCTATGGAGGTATATGACTATGAGAACAATGATAAAGGGAATTTCGGTGAAGCTTAAAGTGCAGACGCAGACAGGCGTTGACGGCTTTGGCAGACCAACTTATGAGGATAGCTGGGAGCTTGTTGACAACGTTCTTGTGGGCGAGCCGTCATCTGATGATGTTATAAGTGAGCTTAACTTATCGGGTAAGCGCATAGCTTATGTGCTTGCTATACCGAAAGGCGACACTCACACCTGGGAGGACACGGAAGTTGAGTTCTGGGGAATGACGTTCAAAACTGTTGGTATCCCTACGCAGGGCATTGAAGAAAATCTGCCACTCAGTTGGAACAAGAAAGTCAAGGTGGAGCTGTATGGGTAAGGTGAAGATAGTCCTTGACCGCAAGGCAGTAAGGCAAATGCTGCGTTCAAAAGAGGCTGAGAACATATGCCGTGAGTTTGCCGACAAAGCGGCACAGCGGCTGGGTGACGGCTACGAGGTGTCAACCTACTCAGGCAAAAAGCGTGTGAACGCAAGCATAAAGGCTGTGACCTACAAGGCGAGAAAGGAAACAAAGCAGGACAATGCCATATTAAAGGCGGTGCTGAGAAAATGATAGAAGAAGTTATACTGGGCTATCTGAGCAAAAGCCTTGACGTTCCCGCATTTATGGAAGAGCCTGCAAAGCCGCCGCAGAAGTATATCATCATCGACAAGCTTGGCTCGTCTGAGAAAAACAGACTATCTTCGGCGACCCTCGCCGTGCAGTCATACGGCGGCAGCCTTTACGAGGCGGCAAGACTCAATCACACCGTCAAGGCAGCTATGCGTGACGCTGTGATCCTCGATGACGTCATATCCTGCAAGCTGAACAGCGACTACAACTACACCGATGAGGAAACAAAACGATACCGCTATCAAGCAGTATTCGACATACGATATTATGAAAAGGAGAGATAACAATGTCAAACACCAACAATGCAAACAACGTTACCGCAGGCAAGCCTAAGATAGGCGGTGCGGTATATCGTGCACCTAAAGGCACAACGCTGCCGACAGACGCAACATCGGCTCTTGCAGCGGAGTTCAAGGGCCTCGGCTATTGCTCAGAGGACGGACTTTCAAACGGCAATGACCGCTCAAACAGCAACGTAGCAGCCTGGGGCGGAGATGTAGTGCTCAATATGACCAACGCAGGCAGCGACACATTCACGCTGACGCTCATCGAAACGCTCAACGAGGAAGTGCTCAAAACTGTCTACGGCTCTGATAACGTCACAACTGTACTTGAGGGCAAGGACATAACAGTTGCCGTGAACGGCGGCTCTGACGAGGAGAGCGTGTATGTTTTCGAGCTTATCCTCAAGGACGGAGCGTTAAAGCGTATCGTAGTCCCTTGTGCCTCTGTAACGGCTCTGGGCGAGATCAAGTATATAGACACTGACGCCGTGGGCTATAACATCACGCTGACAGCCGTCAACGACAGCAAGGGCAACTCACACTATGAGTACATTCACCTGAAATCTGAGTAACAGGAGGAAGATCATATGCTTAAAGGTATCACAAAAAGCGGCTTTGACTATGAGATAGAGGATAAGGCTCTTGACAACTGGGAGCTGCTTGAATCACTTGTGGCGATAGATGAGGGCGACACTGCCGCTGTCATCAAGGTGGCAAGACAGCTCCTTTCCAAGGCACAGCTCGACAGCCTGAAAGAGCATTGCAGAGATAAAGACACAGGCATAGTGTCAAGAAACAAGATGCTTGTAGAGATCGCTGATATATTGAAAGGCGAAGGCTCAGAGGGCGACAAAACAAAAAACGCCTGAGGGCTGTCTGCGGACTTGCCCATATGATATGCCGTGATGAGATGTCGCTTGCCTGCGATCTCGCAGAGGTCTATCACATATACGACTACAAAACGCTGCCGCTTTCCTCAGTGGCGGCGTTTTTTATGGGTCTGCGTCCCGACAGCCGATGCAAGATGCTGCTCTCGGGGGATAAGGTCACTCTTGACACGCTCCTTGCTGCAATGATATATGACAAGCTTGCGTGGCTGCAATGGGCTAAAACGAAAGACGGTGCAAGAGGTGTGAACATACCCGAAACTGTTGTTTCAAAGCTTTTAGGCGACAGTGAGAGCAAGACACGAGGATTTACAAGTATCGAAGAATTTGAAAAAGCAAGGCAAGAACTGATAGGAGGTGAAAAGTAATGGCGGAAGGAACTAAGCTTGCGGACGCATATGTGCAGATAATACCTATCTCAGAGGGCATAACAGGCAGAATAAAAGACCTGTTCAAAGACCTGCCCGACGAGGGCGACAAGGCAGGCGACAAAACAGGCAGCTCCTTTGCCTCAAAGCTCAAAAAAGCTGTTGCGGCGGCAGGTGTGGGAGCGGCTATAAGCAAGGTCGTCACCTCTGCATTCACTGAGGGTGCGGCACTTGAACAATCTCTTGGCGGTGTTGAAACGCTCTTTAAAAAGCACGCTGATATCGTCAAGAAGAACGCACAGGATGCCTACAAGACCGCAGGAGTAAGTGCAAACGAGTATATGGAGAACGTCACGAGCTTTTCAGCGTCGTTGCTTTCATCTCTTGGCGGTGACACTCAAAAGGCGGCTGAGGTCGCTCACACTGCTATGGTGGATATGTCCGACAACGCCAACAAATTCGGCTCGGATATGCAGTCCATACAGACCGCTTATCAGGGCTTTGCAAAGCAGAACTACACAATGCTCGACAACTTAAAGCTGGGCTACGGCGGCACGAAGTCTGAAATGGAACGGCTCTTGCAGGACGCTCAAAAGCTCAGCGGCGTTGAATACAACATTGATAACCTGAGCGACGTTTACAACGCTATCCACACCATACAGGAAAACCTTGACATCACAGGCACTACCGCCAAGGAGGCAAGCACAACCTTTTCGGGGTCATTTGCAAGTATGAAAGCTGCCGCAAAGAACTTTCTGGGCGTGCTTACCGCAGGGGGTGACACCGACAAGGCTTTCAATGACTTGTTAGGCTCGGCAGACACTTTCTTTGACAATGTGAAACGCCTTGCTAAAAGCTTTCTCTCACAGTCTGTGCAGGTGTTTGACACGGCAGTGGGTCAGCTTTTTGAGAAAATGGGCGTTGACGCTGAGAACATCGAGGGCGTTATAGAGGGTGTTCACAACGTCCTTAAATCCATAACAGCGGCAATTGTGACATTCATTGCGGTGTCAAAGGTGTCTGCGGTCACAAAGTCCTTTGAGGGACTTACTCTGCAAATGATACAGAGCAAGGTTCAGGCAACGGCTATGAATGCCCAAATGGCAATAACGCAAAATCTTGCAGCAGGTATCGCCGCAGGAGTTGCACTTATAGGCAGTGCGATCATAAATCATTTTGCCAACGAGATAGACGTCACAGAAAGCAGTATAGTGAATTTGTCCGAGAGCGTCAAACAGTTTTCGGACAAATGTCTTTCCACCAAGAGTGCTGTTGAAAGTCTTCACGAGGAGCTTGCCGACAACACAGACAGTAATAAAAAGCAGGCTGACTCTTATCGTGCACTCAATGACAGGCTCAAAGAGCTGAATGAAACTGAAAATAAAAGTGCTGATGAAAAAGCCGAAATGCAATCCATTATAGATCAGCTCAACGGCGATATAGAGGGTCTTAATCTGACCATAGATGATCAGACAGGCGGCTTGAAAAACAACACAGCCGCAGTAAGCGATATGCTTGACGCTTATGCGGATATGCAGGATACAAAGGACTTGCAGGATAAGCTTGCGGAGGCTCTGAGAAACCAAGCGGCGGCTCAGAACGAGTATGATGAAGCACTTGAACGATACAAGCAGGCCAAGGCTGACGGCTTGACAGGTGATGATTTTGACGCACTTGCACTGTCCCTCAACACCGCTCACGGTGCACTTACAACAGCTAACAATGACCTTTCCTCTGTAAGACAGTCCATAGAGGAAGCAAACACCGCTCAGAAAGAATTTGCCGACGCTTATGCAGTGACAACAGGCTCGATAGCGGAGCTTTCGGAAGAAACGCTGTCACAGATTAATGACATCTGCGGCAAGTATGCGGACGCATACAAAACCCAGCATGATCTCGTGTTCGGACAGATAGATCTTCTTGACGAGTTCTGCGGAAAGTCAGACGTGACCGCCGAACAGCTTATCGCAAATCTTGACGATAACATAAACGGCTTTACCGACTGGGAAAACAATCTTGCCAAGCTGAAGAAAAAGGTAGCGGACGGCATTATCTCCCAGGATTTTTACAACAATCTTGAAGAAATGGGTCCAAAGGGTGCAGGATACGCAAAGGCGTTTGTTGATATGTCAGACAAGGAACTCAAGAAATACTCTGCCAAGAGCAAGGGCATTTTTAATGAGATGAACGACTATGTTGACAGAAGTATGAGCAAGATGAAAGATTCTTCTGCAAAGCTCCTTGCAGACCTTGTTGACCTGCCGTCACAAAACTACTACAGTATGCGGACAGCTTATGAAGTACTAGGACAGTACGCCGCAGACGGCTACGCAGACGGCATACAGAGCAGAATGTCATTTGTAAGTGCCACAGTAAATGAAATGGTCATAAGGGGCATAACCGCCGCAAGGCTTGCTCAGGATTCACATTCGCCGTCAAGAGTTTTCCGTACACTGGGCGGATATGTGGGCGAGGGCTATGCACTGGGCGTGGCTGACGAAACATATCTTGCGGTGCAGGCGTCTGAAAACATGGTCAGATCTGCTATACAAAGTGCCAGCAGTGTTGACAGCAGGATAGATGTATCTTCACTGAGAGAGCAGACAGCTACACAAACTGTGCCTGATACGTCAAACATGGGTATGCGGTCGGCTATACTCAACGCCCTTGCAGAGTATGCCTCTGTTGACGGCAAAAGCGCCAAACAGCCTATCAATGTAACTGTGGAGATAGACAAGCGAGCTGTTGGCAAGGCTGTGGTAGAAGATATAAACTCGCTGACAAAGCTTAATGGCAAGTCACCGCTTGTATAGGAGGTAATGCAATGGAATATCTTAAATTTGGTGATACTGAAATAGCTGTGCCGACAACGTTCACAATAGATAAGAAAAAAATAATGTCCGATAATGCAGGGCTTTCCTCGACCTGCAAATATGTGGGTGACGTAAAGGGGCTACAGACCACGCTTCACATAGAGTGGGCAAACCTTAAACCACAGGAAGTAGCAATTATAAACGAGTATGTTCTGAATGTGCAGGACGCTGACTTTCCTGTTACCTATCTTGATGAAACGTTCAACATGGTCACGGCACGTTTTAGGGCAGAGGGTACAACATACGAGCAGTGGGGCTGGGATAAGAAAAGACAGCTTTGCAAGGTGCTTTCCCTTGACCTTTATGCCTATTCCGGTACAGGTGAGGTGACATAAATGTACACAGTAAGCGACATTGTATCATCAAAGATAGAGAGCTATTGCAGAACGTGGAGAATGGAGCTTGAAGACACAAACAGCATACTTACAGGCGACAAGATAGTATCTGCAAGCAGTACAGCTCAAAGCACCTCGCTCTCCGATGATATAGAGCTTGGTGCAGTGTGTTCGCAGTCTTGGACGTTACAGATAAACGATGCTGAAACACGTTTTCTCGGCAGCGAGTATGACACATATATGTATCTCGTAGACTACGAAACGAACGGCATACTTGCAGACGAAAAGATACCAATGGGACGTTTTACCTGTGTAAAATCAAAGAAATCAGGCGGCAGCGTCCAGCTGACAATGGCGGACAAGCTGTACTTTTCGGATAAACCATATGTACCACATATCCCTATGCCAAACTGGAATAAAGCCGTCGAAGACGACATCTGCAGACAATTAGGATTGCAGAACGGCAATGACTATACAGAGGTGCGACTACTTCGTGACAAGAACGGCAGAAGGTTGATAGATAAGAACGGCAAGGTGCTGTACTCAAAGTATTTCTATTTCAAGGTCAGCTCAGTGCCAAAAGACGTGACCATGCGGCAAATGTTGTCCTATCTGGCTTCTGTACAAGGCGAGTTCGGGTATGTTGACAGGTATGGAAAGTACGTCCGAAAGTGGTATGGCAAACCGGTGAAAACGTTGGATAACAACACAATAGACCTACCAACGCTGTCTGAAAGGCAGAACGCTATCGTGGGCATTATCTGCAAAGTGAGTGATGATGTAACGCTGTCGCTTGGTGTGACAGATACAACACAAGGGCGTGTGCTGGAATTTGAAAACCCATACATGACAGAGTCTTTGCTACAATCTCTGTGGCGCAGGATAGGTGGATTTTCGTGGTATACAACAGAATTGTATCACAGATTAGGCGATCCACGTTTCGACATAGGTGACGTGGTGACCTACACCAACGGCGCAGACAGCTATGATATACCGATAACGAATTTAGGATTTACCTTTGACGGCGGACTTTCAGCAGACATTTCTGCGGTAGGTCTGAGCGTTGAAGAACAGCTTTAAAAAAAAGGGGCGAGATAATGGCTGATGAAAATGTGAAATTGGCACAGGATATCACCGAAAACGATTATCCCTTGCAACACGCAGGTGAGGAAATCGATGAGATACTGAACCGAGCCGGCAAGATACACTATGGCACTGTGGAATACAAGATGACGAAAGCGAATCCACTGATGCAGATACCGCTTGGACTGACTTTTGCGCCTAAGCAGGTTATAGCAACGCTACGGCAGACAGCCGTACCAACACCATATCAGAACTACTGCACCCACGTCTATGGGTCAGGAACGTCATATTATCTTAGTGTCTGCATGGGAGCTGGGGCAACAGGAACCGTGCCAACAGGAACATACTATGTTGATTATATTGCAATAGAGTAAAGAGGGGTGATTAAATGACGATAACATTAAATTCAGACTATGACGTAACACTAAGCACCGCCCTGCTAGGATATGTAGGTGAAACAAATGCCAGACCCGTGTCGGTCGAAGGGCTGACAGTAGACGGCGCAGACCGCTATGTGTTGACTATCGACTATGGCGACGGCACTGTCTATGAGGTCGATATCACAGGCGGCACATGGACGCCTACAGCAGATATACTGCGGTCAGCGCAGACAGTATCGTGCCAGATAGCGGCTAAAAAATTAGCAGGCGACGAGTATATATTAGTTAAAAAATCACGAATTTTTCGCCTGAGAATAGGTACGGCTATAGGCGATAATGCTATCCCGTCGCCTGATGTGGCTATGGACGCACTAGACCGCATAGATGCCATAGGCAGGCAAGCGCACGCAGATATGCAGACAGCCGCCACTGCTGCAGAAACAGCGACTACAGCGGCAGAAAACGCCAAAAAATCTGCCACAACCGCAGAGAAATCAGCCGACACGGCAACGCAGGCGGCAAGCCGTGCTGAAACCGCAAAGACAGCCGCTGAAACCGCCGCACAGACAGCACAGGTGGTGGCTGACAGTTTGCCTGAAGATTATGTGACTGCAGTTGCAAAGATAGCCGAGAATACAGCTAATATAGGACGTGTGAAGCTGACCGACAAGGAACTGCAACGTAGGGTAAATGCGTTATATGATATAGGTCAGGGTGTGACGCATAAATTTGAAACTGATACAGATACGGCATACGCAAAGACAGTTCCGACTGGGGCAAAGCTGATGTCGGTTAAGTCGATAGGTGGTAGGAACTTGGTGTTTAATCAGATTGTTAACCCTAACAATTTTCGTCCAAGCTATACAATGAACGGTGTTACATTTACAAAGATTGACAATGTCAAGTTCGTAGCAAACGGCACTGCAACTGGTGGGGATGCCTATTTCTCAGGTAGCTTTGTCCCGATTAAAGGTCATGTATATCTGGAAAAGTCCTGCCCTAAGGGTGGCTCAGCAACGACGTATCGCTCGTATCTTACAGGGAGTGGAGTTGTGATGGACACCAATTATGGGAGTGGCGTAATAGCACCCCTTAATGTAGACACACAAGTATACATGGTTCCGCTGATGGTTAAGTCAGGAGCAACTGTCAATAATTTGGTAGTCTACCCACAGATTTATGACCTCACCGCAATGTTCGGGTCAGGCAATGAGCCCAGCACAGCGGAAGAATTTGAAGCCATGTTCCCTGCGGACTATTATCCATATAATGCTGGTGAGATTGTCAGTGCTGGGGTGACAGAAATTGTCGAGCAGGGAAAAAATGTGTTCGACTACACTGACAAAATTTATCACGGAGCGAATGCAAGCAAGGTTGAGAATGGCATTGTTTACACAAAGGGTTTAACAACAACTGTTCTAAATATTCCGACTATCATCGGCAATAAATATACACTGTCATTCAAAGTAAAATCAAATACGGCCAATCAAGGCGGTTTGAGGTGGTCAATACAAAGGGGAAAAAACACATCATACGCACATGATAGTTCACTGATAAAATCAGAAGTAGGTTATGAGGCAAGCAAAGAATATCAGGCAGTAGCTACGTTCGTAGCCGACACTGATTTTGTGTCATTGTGTACCATAGAGGGCATGGTCTATGACGTTCAGCTAGAATTGGGTGATACTGCTACCGATTATTCCCCATTCTATCAGACTGAATACCCTATTCCCGAAGCAATCCGCAATCTGCCTGGCTACGGCGTAGAGGGTAACATTGTGGACTACGAAAACAAAACGTATACACAGGTCAACAGTGTTAGCGGAACGGAAATCAAGGCACTAGCAACCCCTATCGTCACCGACATATCAACTCTAATTGACGATGATTTTCTACGGAATCTAACAGTCGAAGCAGGCGGTTCGGTGACGTTCAAAAACAGCAATGGCGACAGCTATCGAATACCAGTGCCAAGCGAAGAAGAGTATATCGTGAAACTGAGTGAAGTGGGAGGTACAACATGACGGAGCTACAAGAAGAAATGCTGAAAGCCGCAGGGCTATCCACCGAAGATTTTGAAAAACCTACAGTAACTGAGAAGGACAAGATAATGGCACAAGTGCTATACACAGCTGCTATGACAGGCACGCTGATAGGTGAGGAGGGCGAGTGATGTATTACAGCATTATTAAACGTTTCTATGATCTGGGCGTGTATTCGTTGGCAAAGGTCAAAGATTTTGTCAAGGCAGGCGTTATTAGTCCGGAGCAGTTCAAAGAAATCACAAAGGAGGCATACCATGAAACAGAAGTTATCAAAGCTCATTGACGTAAAGTCGATAGTAACTATACTGCTGACGGCAGTGTTTTGCGTGCTGGCACTGCGCCGCACGATTTCGGCAGAGCAGTTCATCACGGTGTTTACTGTGGTGATATCGTTCTATTTCGGCACACAGTCAACCAAAAGAAAGTCAGGTGATGACGAGTGACGGAAGCAATTATCGTTGCACTGATAACAGCTGCTTCGGCGGTAGTGTGTCAGCTCGTTATAGCATCTAGCAGTCGTAAGACTATGCAGCAGGCACAGTACGACAGCCAAAAGCTTATTGAGTATAAGATTGATAAGTTGTCTGAGCGTGTGGACAAGCACAATTCCGTTATTGCTCGGACTTACAAGCTGGAGCAGGATTATGCGGTGGTCGCTGAACAGATAAAGGTCGCAAACCACCGCATTGAAGATTTAGAAAGGAAGTAATTTTATGGCAAAGACATTTAAAGGCATTGACGTTTCGCAGTATCAGCAGAACATTGACTTCAAGAAGGTAAAAGCGGCTGGTATCGACTATGTTATCATTCGTGCAGGTTACGGAAAGTATGTCAATCAGAAAGACCCATATTTTGAGAAAAACTACAAGGCGGCAAAGGCGGCAGGGTTGAAAGTCGGTGCTTACTGGTACAGCTATGCGGCAACTGTTGTGGAAGCAAAGGCAGAGGCTCAGACCTGTATCAACGCTATCAAGGGCAAGACGTTTGAGTATCCGATATACTTTGACCTCGAGGAGCGTTCACAGTTCGCAAAGGGCAGAGCATTTTGCAACAGCCTTGTCAAGACTTTCTGCAATGCGCTTGAACACGCAGGCTACTGGGCAGGACTGTATATCAGCCGTTCGCCTTTACAGCAGTACATATCTGCCTACGTCGCTAAGAGATATGCTCTTTGGGTCGCTGAGTACGGCTCACGCTGCAACTACGGCGGCACTTATGGTATGTGGCAGTACAGCTCCACAGGCAGAGTCAGTGGTATTAGCGGCAATGTTGATATGGATATCTGCTATGTGGACTATCCTGCGAAGATCAAGGCGGCAGGGCTGAATGGCTTTAAGAAACAGGCTGTCAGCCCGACCACAAAGCCGTCTGCAAGCACAGCAAAAAAGACAGTGACTTATACGGTGAAACGTGGTGATACGCTCTCAGGCATCGCACGGCGTTACAAGACCACTGTGGCAAAGCTTGTCAAGAACAATGGTATCAAGAACGCTAATCTCATTTATGTGGGGCAGAAAATAAAAATCAAGTAG